ATCCGCACCCACGTTCAACGCTGTATGGGCGATCAATGGTCGCCCGACTGCAGGCACCCTCATCCCAAGTACCCTTCCCCGGCATCGCCGCCGCACAAGGCCGCCTCATAGCTCTCCCGGTGGAAGCACTCCTCTTCTTCCTCTTCCTCCGCCATCTCCGGCGCCAACGTCCGCAGCTGCGAGAAGTACCTGAGTGCATCACAGTTATGCGTTAATTCGTGGGGCGCTTTCGCGCAGTCGGAGGGGTTTTTATCGTCATGCTGAATGGCCATCATGTTGTCGATCAGGCTCTTGCAGCTTCGCATCACCAAAAGTCCGGGCTTTCCGTCCTTCATGGGCTTCAGCAGCTCTTTCAAAGCAAGCCAGCCTTGCACACGGCTGTTATTCGCCTTCACGATCGGCAGGCCGCATTCCATGAACTTGTACGCCATGGTCTTGCCGGTGTCCTTCATGGTGGACCACATGTCCGGCGGCGCGATGGTGTATTCGATCCGCTCACTTGCAGGCGTCGCCAGCAAAGCCGTCCTTGCCGCATCCGACACGATCAGGCCCTTTTCGTTGAATTCGCGGTACACATAGTACCGACCATCAAAATCACAGGCCACCCAAAGGCAGGCAAACATGTCAAGGCCGTAGTCAAAGGCTCTGTACTTTGTCCACCGCGGATCGATCTCAAAATCATCCACCACATGGGTCCTGATGGTAAACTCCGGGAAGTATCCGCCGGCCAGCGCATCCCAGTCGCCGTATCGGTGCGCCGCCTTGATGTCCTCAGGCAGCAAATTCAGGGCGTTCACATAGTCGGGGTCACTCTCCATCAGGTCCACGTTGTCCTCGACCGTTGCACGGAAGAATTCGTAATCTTCCGGCTTCTCTTCCGGCAGAAAGTCTCTTTCCACAAAAAGCCGCTTCACCCACTGGTGGCCGATGCCGCCGGGATTGCAGGTCATATACACGCGTTTCGGAAAGGGCGTTGTGCCTCGACAGCAGGCCGCCAGTCCGCGGAACTCCTGCTCTGTGAACTGTGTCGCCTCTTCAATGAAGATCCAGTCGTACTGCTGGCCCTGGTATTTTCCTCCGGTCGCCGCGTCATAACTTTCCATGTTGCCGAACTTGACCGTGGAGCCGTTGTAAAAGCTCAGAAAATGGTTGGTGGCGTTGTAGCTTGCCACTTTGCCTTCCACCAGCTTCAGGATCGGCATGATCACCGAGTTCTCCAGATCATCATACCGCCGTCGTACCACAAGCATGGTGATGCCTGCGTGCTTCATGGCGCCGCCCACAACCTTCCGGATCGTGCACCATGTCTTTCCGCCGCCTCTGGCTCCGCCGAAGTTTATGTACCGGGATCTTGCTCCGAAGTACCCCTCCTGCGCCTCAGAGTTCGGATGGCCAAGATCAATATTCATTTCTTTCTCTTTTGGCTGTATCGTTTTCTTTGCCATGCCGCCCTCTTTTCTCCTACCCCCTCCAAAATCCAAACCATTGCCATCATGGACGTGTGGATATAATCTATAGCCCTCGTCTGATCCCCCCGCCTGTTTTTCCGCTACCCCTATACCGGGGATAGGGGGGTATCTGTACGCAGCAGCCATCTGTACCCGGAAGTCAGCACTTCGGTCAATTGACAGCCATCTGAGCCCAGCCGATCAGCTTAATTGAACACTTCGCCAATCTGCTCCATTGCCGTCCATAGTCCTTCCTCCACGGACATAACCCCGAATTGCCGCCATCAAGCCGTAATTGCCCATCAAACCCACCAATTATGCAAGTATTCCTTCATCCGAACGCAACAAAATAGATATTTGGTAGCGTTAGAGTTCATATTCCTGCATCAATCAAAGGGATCTGCAACTTTACTGTCAAATTTGACCGTGATTCCCACTTTCACGTCATTCTTTCCGCTGTCCTTGGCTGTGTACTTGTAACCGCTGAACCCCTGAGCCAGAATCAACGGAGTCAAGCTCTTCAGCTTCCCATCCCACTGCATCGACTGACTGTCACACCAATTCCCAAATTTTTTCAACAACTCCGCCAACGCCTCATTTTTATCTATTGGGTTATTAATCACATCGAAGAACTCTTCAGGATAAGAACCAATTTCACTTAAAAAGTGAGGAATACAAGGGGTATTTATCTCTCCTGCTTCAGTTCTTTGCTTGTAATCTTCAATTGCCTTCTTACAGGCTTTATACTCAAGAGGGAATTGCCTCTTTCTACCCATTGCCACTAAAATCACCTCTTTCTGTGGCTTAAGTTTGAAGAATGTCTTTTGAAAGGAAAAAGAAAGAACCAGCTCAAACACCGGTTAATTGGTAAATGAGCTGGTTCTTGTATTATGACCCTGTATTAAGTTTACCATGAAGTCAAGCGCTTGTATGGCTCATCTTTTGTATTTTGGAAAAGATGAGCCTTTTTTGAGTGTTTATGGGATTGACACGCACCCAGGATGCGTACGATCTGCGACGCTCTGGATGTGCCCTGGATGTCATTCTGAAAATTTTTTGAAAAAACTTCTTGACAATGCGCATAGAATGCGTATAATAAAAGCATGAGGAGGACATAATATGAAAACAAAAGATTTGATTGCCCTCTTGGAGCGCAACGGTTGGACATTCAAACGGCACGGCGCAAATCATGACATTTATGTAAAAGGAAAGGAGCGTGAAAGCATCGTAAGACACCGCGAAACAGATGAAGACCTTGCAAAAGCAATCATCAGGCGCAGGGGACTCAAATAGTCCCCTAACTCCTGTTTGTATTTTCAAATATATGGAGGTATTTTTATGAAAGGCGTATATCCCATTGTGCTGACACAGGGAAATGAATTCATTGTGGTCTATATCCCCGACTTTGAAATCAACACACAAGGCAAAGATATTGCCGAAGCGATTGAAATGGCCAGAGACGCAATTGGTATTATGGGAATAGATATGCAAGACGACGGCGAAGCACTTCCTGAAGCATCTGCTCTGTCAGAGGTTCATGGATCCGAAACAGATATTGTCACCCTTGTTGATGTAGACTTTGCTGAATACCGCAGAAAGAACGACCTGAGAACAGTAAAGAAAAACTGTACAATTCCGTCTTGGCTCAACTTCGAAGCTGAGAAGGCCGGAATCAATTTCTCCGCTGTTCTGCAGGCTGCATTAAAAAACGAACTTCAAATATCAACACAATAATGACGAAAGAGCACAGGAGTGATCCTGTGCTCTTTTGCTATTCCGGCAGCCACCTTGCCACCAGCTCCACGATCTGTTTCTTCCACCGTTTCGCCGTGGCATAGCTGATGTAGCATTTTTCGGCAGCATAGACCATGGTCTTTCCCTGATCGAAGATCAGGATCGCGAAGGCCACCTTTTCGGCTGCGCAGCGGTCGCAGGCCAGCTCATCGAACGCCCTTGCAGCGGCATCTATTTCTGCGCGTGGAACAGAAGCTGTCTCAGGTGATAAATCATCAGCATTCAGGTACGCCCGGATGGCAGCGGCAATTGTGCATTTTGTCTCGACGTTCAATTCATTCCCGCCTTCTTTCTTTAACACCTCCCTTCACAACAATTCTTATTTTTGATTTTAATTCTTTGCTATAAGGTCAATAATGTATAAGACCGCATAAATCAGGCTCATTCTTTTACCTCCATCTTAGCTTCACACACGGGACAGCACTTCCAGAACGGTGATCCAACGGTGCTGCATTCAGAACACTCCACCCAATTATTTTCACCTCGGTTATGTCCAATCCACCGCCCCTTCGGTCTGAGGCTGTCTGGGTCTATAATTGGCGTAGTCAAAATCGTATCAAGTATGAACCTCAAGGCTCGTTTCTTGCTCCCATCTGCTTCCTCATACATCTGTGCCAGTTGCTTGAAAGACTTGTCAACATCAATCAGCCGCATTTCCACCACCGCGCTTTCTTTCTCCGACGCACATTGCAGCTGCTATGGGATTGTTTGCCTTGACCAAGGAAACAGTTTCGCAGTAACAACACTTCACGGCAAATAACCGTTCTTCTGCGTAGTAGGTCTTCAGCTTTGTATCACAGTTCCGGCATCTGACATCTGCGCCACCTACTGGTCTGAATAGTGCATCAGACTTGAAAGCTTCATGGAATATCTGGTCAATCCCCATTTTCTTCCCTCCGTTCTCCGTATGAGCAGAAATCGTCTGGATCAGTATACATATGCGCTCCGTCACTCATAAAGATATAAGGGTTTGCACATTCATCATTTTCGTAATATTCGCAATCCTTACACCTGACCACAGGCACGGCATCGATGGTGGGCTGTGCCGAAATCATGCATATAAAATCGGACACAGCACCACCCACTGTGATTTCCTCGTCCATGTCTTTGACAACAGGGATCGCATCGATCAACGCATTCGCATCGATCAGTCTGACTTCAGCCATACGCTTCCTCCAGCCGCTTGATCACATCTCCGCCGTAAGCGTTCCGCGTCAGCTCGATGAACGCCCTGACTGTTGTCTGTCCGTCAAGACTCAGCCCCCGATCATTGACAAAGGCTTCACGACCGGGCAGGCACGATCCTGTCAAATGATGGTGCCACTCGAACAGATCCCTGTTGTCATATGCCTTGTCCATGTCCGGGTGGTCCTTGATAAACGCCGCG